TCCTCATGTATGCGGCCACCTTCGTCTACGGTCACTTTCGTTGGGGATGGATGCTATGAAGCCTATTCCATCACCTCATACTCGGACGAGCTTGACCAAGACAGGTGAGCGCATCAACAACGGGCGCAGGCTCATCGAGCGCACCGCCCGATGGATGGAAGGCAACAGGTCGGCCTTCTTCGCAATCTACCGCTACGTGAAGACCATGCAATCGGAAGAGAACTCTGGCCGCGTCCGCGACAGGGTTGCCGCATGGTGCGTCGATAACCTCATCAAGGTCGGCGACGACGATTTCAGGTTCAGCAACGACTTCTGGGCTGGTATCAGCCGCTATCTGGTTGTTTACGACGACTCGCTGATGGATGCCCCAATCATCTTCCGAGATTCAGACATCGACTGCTACGGGCTGCTGCCCGTCAGCTATCTCTCCATGACACACCGAAAGGACGTTTAACCATGTTCAAAACCATTAAGCCGCAGGACGCAACTGCTGGATGCAAAAGGATGCTCGACACGGCTGGCGTAATCCTCGTTGCGGATGCGCTTGGCGAAGTGAATGACCCTATCGACTTCGCTTTTATGCAAGGTTTCCTTGCTGGACTCAATTTCCCGACCATTCCCAAAAACGCTGACGTATACGGTTCCGACATTCCCGACTACGCCTGCAACGCGCTCGCCAACGTCAAGAAGGAGCTTATACGCCAGGCCATCGCTGACGGCCATGTGAACGTGACCATCATCGAGCTTGGCCGCAAGGATGACTCCAATGACGAGAGCGAGCCTGCGGAGGGCGATGCCGAATGAAGGAGTGGCAGCACGCAGGCCTCGACTGCGGCCTGCTCAACGGCAGGCACGGAAGCACGCAGGGCTACATAGCCGTGCGACAGGGGCATCCGCTTCACGGCAAGACCGAAGGGCAAATTACCTCCGAGCATGGCACCGCGCTCCCGCGATTCAAGTACGCGGGCGACCTTCACGAGGACGGCAGATGGTGGCTTGGATTCACTATCGCTCCCGCGAGGGTCAACCCTCCCGAAGGAGAATGCCGCCAGGAAATCGACTTCGTTGCCGACCGCTTGGCGATGTTCGGGAGGGATGCCCAGTGAACATCAAGGCCAATCTCATGCTGCTTTCGATGTCCGCGAAGTTCAAGGTCACCAGCGCAAGCGAGGACACCTATCAGGTCACTTTCAAGGATGACCAGGACGACTACCCCCTGCAAGCCGTCTATGAGGACGGGCAGTGGAGCTACTACATGGGCGGTATCTACAACAGCGGACTCAACTGGGCAGAAATCGACATCAAGAAGCTGAACGAACTCATTGCGTTCACCAAATCGCTGGAAGGCGGTGATAACAAGTGAGCCTTGAAACCATGAAAATCAACGAGCTGCGCGACTACGCCAAGGAGCGCGGCATCGACATCAAGGGCCTTCGCTCTAAGGACGACATCAAGGCGGCTATCGAAGCTGCTGAAAGTGCGGTGGATGAGCAGGACGACGAGCCCGTTGTGGTCGAAGCTGAAATCATCGACGACGAGCCCGCGAAGGCTGGGGAGCTTGCCGTGAGCTTTAGCCCTGGCGTCCTCTCTGCCAACTTCTCCGCTCTGGATGCCTACGTCGATGGAATCCTGGAGACCTACAAGGACTGGGAGCCGTCGGCAGACAACCAGGATGACGTGAAGCAATGCGCCACGCATCGCAAGTACCTCAACGGCCTCGCCAAGCAGATTGACGAGAAGCGCAAAGCCTACAAGAGCGAGTACCTGCGTCCCCTCAACGGCTTCGAGGCCGAGTGCAACCGCATCCGAGACAAGGTTAAGGACGTGTCCAACCGTCTCAACGATGTGGAGAAAGAGGCAGACGAGGCCCGCAAGTCCCAGAAGGAAGACGAGCTGCGAGAGCATTACGAGGGCTACGCTGGCCTGCTGGCCGAGGTCGTTCCTTACGAGAAGATTGCCGACCCCAAGTGGCTCAACAAGACGCCGACCCTGGAGAAGGCGAAAATCGAGCTTGAAGAGAAGGTGGACAAGGTAGCCGCCGATTGGGAGACGTTGAAGCGTCTCAACCTGGAGTTCTTCAAGCAGGCCGAAATCCAGTTCTTCAACACGCTCGACCTCGGACAGGCCACGGCCTACGCCGACAAGCTGGCAGAGGATGCCAGAAAGATTGAGGCCATGAAGGCCGAAATGGGGCAGTACGCCGAGCCTGTGGAGGACGAGGTTCCCATCGACGCCTACGACGATGCTGCCGCTCCCATCGAGGAGGGATATGAGCCCTTCGACCCCATGACGATGGAGCAGGAGCATAGGCCGATGCAGCCGATTCCCGCGCAGCCAGAGCCCATGCAGCCCATTGCCGCCCCACGACCTATGCCTGTGGGCGATTCTGGCAGCGTGTCGCAGCAGATAGCGGCAATCCTGACTACTTACCCCGAATCGAAGCAGCAGAACGTCCTGGAGGCCCTACGAGCCTCACAGCAGCCGACCAGCCAGCCCGTCAAGCCCTACGTGATGATTATTGACAGCGCGACGGTCGAGCAATGCAAGGCAATCGGGAAGCTCTGCGGCCTCGTCGGCGTGACTGGAACCTTCAAGCAGGGTGTCCTCCAGGAAGTGGCGCAGCGCGTCGCCCAGGAGGAAGCGAGCCAGAGGCAGGTGTTCCAGTATGGAGCCTAACGAGAGCATCATGCAAAAGCTCCTGGACATTCAAAGCACGTTGAAGGTGGAGAAGGGCACCTACAACAAGTTCGGCGAGTTCTACTACCGCTCCAAAGAGGACATCCTGGAGGCTGCGAAGCCGATGTGCCACGAGCGTGGCCTGACTCTCATCTGCGATGACGAGGTGCGCTGCCTGGACAACGGATGGGTCTATGTGACCACCACAGTCACCCTCACGGATGTTCTCACTGGAGAGTGCGTGACCGCCAAGGCCTCGGCGCGAGAGCCCGAATCCAAGCCGAAGATGGACAGCTCCCAGGTGTCTGGCAGCGCGGCCTCCTATGCGGGCAAGCGTGCGCTCGGCAATCTCTTCGCCCTTGACGATACCAAGGACGCCGACGGCTATGAGGAGAACCCCAACACCAAGAAGAACCGCCAGCAGGGTAGCCCGCCAGCATCAGGACAGCCCTTCATAGGTGCTTGCACGGCTTGTGGAATCCAGTACCAATTCGAGAGCCCAGAGCAGGCGGCTAACTGTGCCTGCCAGTGCGGGAACCGAGTGTTCGAGGCTGTCTGATGAAGGGGACGCTTTACGAGTGCATAGCCTACCTGACCGAATGCGACCCGCAGAAGCAGTACGAGGTCAAAGAGGTCAAGAAGCGGCGCAGCCTGACGCAGAACGCCTACTACTGGGCAATGCTCAACAAGCTGGCGCGAAAGCTGCGCATGGGCGACACCGAGGTTCATCTGAATATGCTCCGCGAGTACGGGGTGTGCGAGGTGATGAGCCTAAGCATGAGCGTCCCAGCAGGTGACTACTTCAAGTATTTCGACGATTTGGGAGTTGACTTCATCGACGGCGAGGAACGTCGCACGTTGAAGGTCTACAAGGGCTCCTCGCGAATGGACTCATCGGAGTTCAGCCGCCTCATAGAGGGAATGCGCGAGGAGTGTGAGGCGCAGGGAATCGACGTTGCAACTCCCGAAGAGATAGCACGAATGAGCTTTACAGAGCCAGAAAGGAACGACTATGGCTACGGATATTAACCGAGTGACTATCAGCGGGAACATGACCCGCGACCCCGAAGTGCGGGCAACCGCTTCGGGCATGACCGTTTTGAGCTTCGGCGTCGCCGTGAACGGCAGCGTCAAGAACAATCAGACGGGGGAGTGGGAAGACCGCGCCAACTTCGTTGACTGCACCATGTTCGGCAAGCGTGCCGAGAGCGTCAGCCAATACCTCTATAAGGGCATGAAGGTCTTTATCGACGGCTCCCTGCGATTCTCCCAGTGGGAAGACAAGAACGGCAACAAGCGAAACAAGCTGGAGGTCATCGTTGATGACATCGTGTTCACGGGCAACCGCAACAACGACCAGCAGGGCGGCTATCAGCAGCCGCAGCAGCCTCAACAGTACGGCGGTCAGTATCAGCAACCCCAGGTTTATCAGGAGCCGCAGCAGTATGCGCCTCCCCAGCAGCCGCAGCCGTATCAGCAGCAGGGCGGCTACCAGCAGCCCACACAGTACGCTCCGCAGCCTTCACAGCCTGTCCAACAGCAGATGCCCGTGGTTGATGCGAGTACGAGCGTCTACGACGAAGACATCCCGTTCTAAGGAGGTTCCGAATGAGCGAACCCATGGATAAGCAGCAAATCGAAACGATGCTAGACCTTCACCGCAAATGGCTCTACGACGAGCCAGGTGGTGAACGCGCAAACCTGCGGGGCGCAAACCTGTGGGGCGCAAACCTGGAGGGCGCAAACCTGCGGGGCGCAAACCTGCGGGGCGCAAACCTGGAGGGCGCAAACCTGCGGGGCGCACTTAACGCAAGTCTGGTCTTCGCCCAGACTTGCGTGTGTCCTCAAAAGGGCGCATTCATTGGCTTCAAGAAGGCCTATTACGGTGATTGCGGTGAGCCTTGCATCGTCGAGCTGGAGATTCCTGCTGACGCCAAGCGCAGCAACGCATCTGGACGCAAGTGCCGAGCCTCTAAGGCTCGCGTGGTGAGCATTACCGACCTGGAGGGCCAGCCTATCGACGGCGCACAGCGCGTCTTCTCTGGACATGACCACGACTTCACCTACAGCAACGGCGTGACCGTTGAACCCACTGAATTGTTCGAGGAAGACCGATGGGACGAGTGCTCTCCTGGCATCCACTTCTTCATCACGAGAGAAGAGGCGGTGGCTTGGTAATGTTCACTCCATTCACATGGTTCACGCAGTTCACGGAGATATACGTGACCATTGAGGATTTGGAGCAGCGTGCCGCGTTCGCTTTAGCCGTCATCGACTACGGCGCACGCGGCATCGAGCCAGACCTTCCATATCCTCTAAGCACGTTCTTCGCCAGCATCAGGGGCGACATCGACAACTCTGTGAACTCGCGCACCAAGAACACGGGAGGGAGGCCTAAGAAACAGCAGGTTTCCCAACCTACGATATTCGACGAAACGAATGGTTCCGACGTTACGGAAACAGGGGGTTTCGGCGAAACGAAACAGGGGGTTTCTATTCCTGATGCGCAAGAAGGAAACCCACCCCTAAATAGTCCTAACCCTAGTCTTAGTCCTAAACCTAGTCCTAAAGGTAATGGGGCGGGCAAGCCGCCATACGATGCCATCATCGCCTACCTCAACGAAAAGGCGGGCACAGGCTTCAAGGCCTCTGCAAAGGCAACGCAATCCCTCATCAGCGGCAGATGGCGGGAAGGGTACACGCTCGAAGAGTTCAAGGCCGTCATCGACGCGAAGGTGGCCGACTGGAAGAACGACCCGAAGATGAACGAGTACCTACGCCCCAAAACCCTCTTCGCAGCCTCCAACTTCGAGGGCTATCTGGAGAAGGCACAGAAGAAGGCGAAGGCGGTGAGCGACTATGCCAAGTACGACGGATAGCGTTCATGTCTGCGAGTTCTGCGGCAAGCCTCTGGAGTTCAAGGAGCTTCCCAAGCTCTTCGGAATGCAGAGCAAGGACGAGGATGACAACGATAAGCCGTTCGGGTTCTACCAGGCCTGCAATTGCGACGAGTCGGTGAAATGCCGCCAGGAGCGCGATATGGCCGAAGAGGAGCGTCGCAAGGAGGAGGAGCGCAAGGCCTTCTACAAGCTGCTGGAGCGTTCTGGCATCAAGAAGCGGTACGAGAAGGCGACCCATGAGCTGGAGCCAGAGAACACGCAGAAGGTTCTCGAAGGCAAGTCTCTCTACATTTGCGGCGAGTTCGGAACTGGCAAGACTCACCTTGCGAGCGCGATAGCCCGAAAGCTCATCTGGAAGCGAAAGCGCGTGAGGATGCTCACAGGCATCGACATCACCATGATGCTTCAAGCCACATACGGCTCATCGGAGAGCGAGGCAGACGTTCTCGCAAGACTCGCCAAGGTGCCCATTCTGATTATTGACGACATGGGCAAGGAGCCTCCGAGCGATTGGGTTCTGTCCCGCCTCTTCGCGGTAATCAATGCCCGCTATGACGAAATGCTGCCGACCATCATCACGACCAACTACGAGAAGAGCGCGTTGGTCGAGCGCATGGGAAAGCACGGCGACCACGACACCGCCGAGGCAATGGTCTCTCGTATCTGCGAAATGTGCGAGTTAATCAAGCTGACGGGCAAGGATAGGAGGCTGGCATGAGCTTCACGCCATCAGCGCAGCAGCTCTGCGGCCTCTCGCTCGATGTCGCGGAGCTTTACGGAAAGCCCCATATAGGGGCTCACTACGAGGGCAAATCGGTCAAATCGCACAAGAAAGACGACGATTCCACGTGCCTCATTTGCAGAAAGGCCGTCCAGAGCGTGCATCATGCCCCGCCGCTATCAAAGGGCCACGCGTTCACGTTGAAAACGCCTAACGGAGTGTTCGAGTTAAAACCGTCCCTGTTTGCCCTCTGCGGCAGCGGAACAACTGGATGCCACAACGAGTTCCACGGTGGCGCGAGGTTTGTTCCCGAATGGGTCTGGTGCACCGACGCCGACGCAGAGGCCTGGTGGAACGGTGAAATCCTCCAGAGGTTCACGCCGCACAGCACGATGCTCTACGCCTTCGGGTTCTGGCGCATCCACGACAGGAAGACGGGAAAGTATTTCGAGGTGAACAGAGTATGAGGAAACGTGAATTGATAGCCCGTCTTGAAGGTGCAAATCAGACTATCGAGATTCTTCGAGCAAAGCTATGTGGAAATGACCACGAGTACGTGAAGGTCGGAGAGAGTGTTTGGAACGCTGGCAACTGCGTTGAAGTTGACCCGATTTTCGTTTGCACGCGATGCGGCAAGAGGAAAGTTGGGAGGTGGTAGACGAATGAACGCTGGAAAACGCTTCGAGCAGAAGTTCAGGGAGTCTATCGAGCCCCATGCCTACGTGCTTCGCATCCCAGACAACGTGTATATGCGCGGCAACCGCCTGATGGGCAATGAGAGCGAGGCCGATTTCCTGGTGGTCACGGGCACGGATTCGTACCTGGTCGAATGCAAGGCCACTAACAAGCCATCGTTGCAGTTCTACAACGTCAAGGAGCATCAGGAAGTGTCCCTCATGGAGTTCGACGACATAGGGGAGAGGTCTCATGGCCTTCTCGCTGTGGAGTTCTATGACAAAGCGGGCTACCACAAGCCCCACCGTATGTTCCTGCTTCCTATCAGCGAGTGGATGCGCTACAAGGCCGAGTCTGGCCGAAAGTCGATGCCCGTCAAGGCGTTCGAGCAGCTTGGAGTAGAGCTGACCTACGAGAAGGGGGCCTACACGTTCGATGGGGTGTGGTTCAAATGAGGATGAGCCTTACCAGAGAGCAGAAAGTGGCGCATCGCTTCCTCTCATCGTTCGACATGGTTGACGACCGTCTATCCTCCAGCCTCCTCGCGCTGGAGCGTGCAGAGTCGGCGCGAAGCTCCATCACTGGCTCTATCGAGGGCATGGGCCTAAGCGGTAGCCAGGGGGACAAGATGTGCAACGCCCTCATTCGCATCGACGAGTCCATTGAGGACATCCAGCGCATGGCCGATGGCTACTCCGAGCAGTTCAAGGAAGTGGAGGATTTCATATCCGAGGTGCAGCGCATCGACCAGCAGGCGGGAAAGGTCTTGCGCCATGTCTACATCGACTGCCTATCCGTGAAGGAAGTGGCGGACGAGGACGATATGCAATGCACCAAGAAGACGGTCTACGAGCATTTGAAGCGTGGCCTCGGCTTCGCCTTCATGCTGCTTTCGAGGGAGGAGTAGTCATGTCAATGAGCGACTACGAGCCCAAGTTCGACCCAGCAGCAGAATGGGATAGGTATTGCGAACGCCAGGAGCAAGCCTACAAGGCCATGATTGCCGACAAGACCTGCGAGGATTGCGGAAACTGCGAGGTGCCCGATGACAGGTTCGATAATCCTGGGCGCATCGGCTATTGCAGGGATTGCGGCGAGTTCGTGAGCCTGGACGACACCCCAAGTGAGTTCGATTGTGAAAGGTTCGAGGAATGAAGGTGAATGTAACCAACGTACTCGATGAGTGCCCGCCCTGCAAGGACGCGGCGGTGACCATCGACTACGACATCAAGAGAAATCTCCGTGGCGAAGAGGTGTACGTGAACATTGTCATGGATTGCGAGCATTCAGGCGTCTGCGCTAGGAAAGGCTGCAACGCTTACAGCGCTATCGCATCCAATTGCGCCGTCTCGCCTGTTGAATTGATGGGTATTGAGGATGCGCTGAAAGGTGCTGTCGAAATGGCGCATATTTCGCGCCCAGGGGAGGAGGAAGAGGCCATTCGAGCTATCGCATATCTGATTCCCGCTGGACTCGACAAGAACGACGCAGAGCGACTTGCGCAAAAGATTGCCTGCTACGGAAACATTGACGCCTGGCTGGAGGCCATGGATAAGAAGAAGGAGCTTGGATATGGCGAAGCGTAAGCGCAAGAAGAACCAGATTTGCAGCAACGGCAACATGATGGTCTATTGCCATTACGACAAGGAGTTGAAGCAGGCGAGGGATTGCTACCCGTGCGCCGAGTGCGACCCTTGCGCATCGTGCCTGAAGGATGTCTGCCCGTTCGCAAAGGAGGTGTAGTAATGCAGAAGACGAGGAACCTCTTTACCACTCTCATCGCGGTCATTCTTTACATCGCCGTGATTGCGGTCATCGTGTTGCTGGCTGTTGCGATATGCAGCTTCTTGTTGAGCGTGATTGCGAGGTGCTGGGCATGGGTGTAGAGAAGTGCGATGCCGCCATCATGCGCAACCTTCTCCGTGACAAGTTTAGCGACACCAGAAGGTACGCGCTTGCCGAAGAGGTTGGCAACAAGACAGGATATCAACGTCGTCGTCTTGATATGGTCGTCGTCGATGTGTACCAGTCGAACGGCTACAGTCTGGAGGGCATCGAAATTAAGGTGAGCAGGGCAGACTTGCGCCGAGAGCTTCAAGACGCATCCAAGCACAACATCTTCTTCGATGACCTTGACTACTACAGCCTTGCGGCTCCGAGCGACATCATAGATAAAGACCTCATACCTAAGCACTGGGGCATCTATGCAGCCAAGTTCAAGGATGGGGAGTGGACGCTTAGGACGGTCAGGAAGCCTTGCAGCCTCCATGACATCGGGAGCCCTGGAATCAGCCGCCCGTTCTTTGCCTGCTTGGCGCGTGCGTTGTCCTGCCAGTCCCCGACGGAAAAGATGCTCTACAGCGAACGCCAGAAGGGCATTCAGGAGGGCATCGAACAGGAAAAGAGGCACGCTGGCTATCTGCTACGAGAGGCAGAGGACAATCTTGAAGAGCTGAAAGCGTACAGGGAGCTTTTCAAGGAGTGCCGCCTGTGGGGTGCTGATTCAATCGAAAGGGGAATCGAGCGATTCAAGGCGTTCGAGGAAGCTAATCTCGCCTGGTTACCATCTAGCCTTGACCATTTGATTGAGAGGGCTACGAAGGTGCGAGACAGCTTGCCAGACGCATTGAAGAAGTAGAGAAAGACCCCGCTTTGTGCGGGGTCTTCTTATGGTTGGTTATTCCGCTTCAATCTCGAATACGATGCATGGCTCATCGGGTGCGTACACGTCATCGCTATGGATGATTTCAGAGTGGATGGTCAGCAGTTCATGTGCGAGCAGGTTATCGACAACGCCGCCCTCGATGCCGTCCGTGCTCTCGTACAGGAGCGTCCCGTTGTCATCCATGATTTTGACGTGACCAGTGAAAAGGTCAATGTCGTTCAGCGCGCTGTCAATGATGTCTTGAATTGTCAGATTAGCCATAATAGTACCCCTTAATAGCGATGCTAAACATTATACGGTCTGGGATGCTTGGCTCTTCAACATCCATCGAAAAGCCGAGAGCGCATTTGGAGTTAGCTGGCGTTGCCAGGTGCCGTTCTTCGGTGACCACCGAAACCCGTTCTTTTTCAGAACGGCGCGGATGTCATCGTCTGGCTTGCCGTCGAACATGAGCTGGAGCCGCATCAGCTCGACGTTCTCAATCACCATTACGGACTCGCCCATGAACTCTATCTGGCGTTGGGTCGTCTCCTTGCCCTTCTGGGCTTCAAGCTGCTCGATGCGCTTCTTCACCGAGCGTATTTTCTGGTTGTTGTTGGAGAGGGTGTAGGGAGCGAACGGTGCCTTCCTGCCTTCTTTGCGGGCCTTGGCATTCTCGGCCTTCATGGCATTCTGCTTCTTAGTCAGGGCATCGAGCTTGGCGCGTAGCTTCTCGACGGCGTTGTCGTCGTCGCTCTTGATGGTCTCCGCAGAGGTTCCAATCTTGCGGATGCGGTCTTTGAGCGATTCAATCTTCCGTATCGCCTTGTAGTGGTTGTCCCACGCCTGGTTCTGCTTGTTCTTCTTGCCAACTGGGAAGTTGCCGCCACCTGAAATGAGGATGCTTGGGCACATGGAGTCGATACGGTACTTCTTGTTGTACCACTCGGCGAGTTGGCGGGCATAGCGGTCGGCTATCTTGTATGCCTCCTCTTCCCGCTCTGGGTTCCGCTTTGCTGCCTCGTCGGCGAGGCTGTATGCCTCATCGACTTCGGCTTGGTAGTCAGGCGTATCGCTGCGGAAGGTGCCCATGTGGTTCATACTCCAAGCTGTGCGGGCCTGCTCTTCGTTCAGTGGGTAATACTTGCTCATGGTAGGCCTCCTTAGCAGTAGGTCGGAATGGCGTTGTCGTCGCGGATAGGCATGACGACCATCCGATCCAGGATTTGAAGATGGTTGATGTCGCTCCAGAAGAGAACGGGCTTCGTGGGGCTCTGGAGGCAGATGTGCAGCGATGTCTTCATGCGTCCTGCGATGGTCTTGACCAGCTTGCCCGCATCTTCCAGGTAGCCAGGGTTCACGGCGACGGTCTCCGTGGTCGTGGCGTTCTGCTCTTCCGGAATGAGCTTTTGCCATTCGGGGAAGGTGCCATCGACACTGCGCAGCTTGATGATTGCCCTGTGGTCTTCCTTGTGCTGCTCCAGGTATTCGGTTGGCTCTGCCTCGCCGCGCTTTCCCGCGTAGGCCGTCATGGTGTCCGTGTCGATGACCAGGTAATCATCGGAGGCCTTCAACTGGTCTGCGAGCGCGTTGGCGTCGATGGTGAGCGATGCCTCGCCGTCGCCCTGCCTCTTGCCCTCGATGACCGCCAGTCTGTAGGAGTCGGTTGCCACGAGGCGGTACGCTCCTGGGAGCAGGTCAATCTTGGTGGATGTGATGATGCCCCTGGACAAGTCCTTGCTCGCCCAGGGTGCGATGGCTCTGACGGCCTTGGGGTTGATGGTCGCTCTCACGGCTCCTCCTAGCAAACAGTCAGCTCTACGATGGAGCTGTCTTCGGGGTTGTTGTGGCTCGACATGATGATGTGCATATCCAACGCCTCCTCGACGGTGACATCATCCTTGCCGAGTACCTTCACCTTGGTGATGGTCATGTCTGGATTGTCTTTGATGTATTCACGTACTGTCATGATGTGTTCCTCCTTAATATGGGGGCTATCCTTAGATAACCCCCCGTTTTGCTATCTGTATAACCCTCGGTTTTGCTAGGCCAGTTGGTAGGCTGGCTTGCCTCCCTCGACCCTGCGTGACCTCACGGCGTCGCGCCCTGCCTGCCTTCCTTCCTCTCGGCTATGCTCGCTTCCCCAGATTGCCCTGGGACGTCGGCTCTTCTTCAAGCTCATGCCGCTCATGTACTCGTCAACCTCCTTGGGACAGACGAGCATCAGGGCTTGGCACTGTTTCGCCAACTCGTCCTCGACGCCCTGGGTGAATCCCCGAACGAAGTTCTCATAGGCGTCCTTGTCGGTGTAGTAGCGGTTCTCGTGCGCTTTACCGAGTTTGTTGCCGACTGCGTAAAGATGCTCGAACACCATCAACGCTGCCTTGGCGTCGCATTCGTAGCCGATGAAAGTGATGAAGGTCTTGCGCTTGCTGCTCGTTCCAGTGAAGCGTTTCCGCTGGATGGCCTTGCATCGGAAATTCTCGGCTACTGTCGCAGCCAGGAAGCCCCGCCACGCCCGCGAATAGCTCTTCTCGGTCGTGGCTTCGATGACCTCCTGCTTGCACTCCTCGCCCAGCTCCCAATCCTCAACGTCGTTGTCGGCGATGAGCTTTTGGGCTTTGAGAGCGAAGGCCACCGCCTCCGCTTCCGTCGCCCCGTTCTCCACCGAATGGGAGAGCAGCTTTTTGATGCGCTCGATGATTTGCTCGCGGTTGCTCATTTCTGGTCTCCTATCTCTATGCAACTTTGGACAGTTCGCAAGGTTCGAAAGTGATGTCACGCTCGATAACCTGGAAGCCCGCCCGCCTGTTCATCTGCTCGAACTCTTCAAGGCTGAAATAGCCATGCTCCGAGCAGTAGCCTTTGACAAGGCCGAAGGCCTGTTTAGTTTCGGGGTCGTACTCGGTCATGTACCATTCCCACCCCGCAAGGCCTCCTACAAGGCTGAAATATCGGGCTTGGGCCGTTGCCTGCTTGCCCTGGCCGTCCGTTTCGTAGAGTTTCGGAGTCTTCCGCTCTAGCTCTTTGGTCACTAGCTTTTGCATCGTGAAACCCTCCTATATAGGCTCTCTGCTGTTCCTCTTCGCTTTTCAAGGTTCAATCTGTACCGCTTTTCGGTACACCTATACATTAACATAATATGTAAATGTATAGGTGTACATAGGTAAATCTTCACATTTACTACACATGTTTACATTTACATTGAGTTACAATGGGCGCATGGACGTTTTGGATGCAATACAGAAGATGCTCAACGAATCGGGCAAGAGTCAGAATGCTCTGGCAGAGCATCTTGGACGTACGCGCCAATCTATCAGCAATATGTTCAGGACGAAGGCTGACGTTCGTGTTGACACACTGGCAAGGATGGCAGAGTTCATGGGCTATAAGCTGATTTTGAAATCCAAGGATGACACGATAGAGATAGTCCCCAGGAAAGAGGGCGAGCAATAAAAAACCCCCAAAGGCGGGGGTCTTTTCTAGCGCGTTAGCTCCTTTTGCAACGTGTCACAGGCTTCTCTGATGGCTTTTGAAGTCATGTTCAGTGCTTTTCCGTGGGCCTGCGCAAGGTTTGTTCCGTCTTCCATGATGTCGTAAATCAGCCTGTACATGATGAAAGTCAGATGAGCATGGTCAAGTTTGTCGAAATACTGCCATGCTTCAAGGTTCGTCGCGTCTTCCTGTGCGTTCAGAAACTCGTTCATCGTTCGCTCCTTGTTTTAAGATGGGGGCAAGTGCCCCCATCATTTCTGACTATGCGGCTTTCGGCATTTCGGTCAAGTCCCAACCTGCCTTGCGAGAGTCAACGAACTCGCCCGTCTCCTTGTCGAGGAAGAAGTAGCGATACTCGCCGAAGTAGCATTTCACTTTCAGGGTGTTCGCCTGCTTGTTTGCTGTCACCAGCTCATCTTTGAGCATCTTCACAGCAGATACCAGCGTGATGAAATCGAAGCTCATGGCCTCGCCCGTCTCCACTTGGTACAGCCAGCAGTCGCAAGCCTGCAATATCTCCGCATCAGTGAAAGCCCTGGGGGTGGCCGTTACCTCTTCATGGTTCATGTAGAGTGCCCATTTCCCCGTCTCGCTGCTCTTGTCGTATCGCTTGGTGCTCATAAACTCGTTGACCACTCGCAGAGCATCGGCCATGTCCTTAGATTCCCGCTTGCTCTTGGATATGAGGCCGTATTTCCTCATGCCCTCAACAATCGCAAGCACCGTGTAATCAGATGTGACAAAGCTAGACATGATGTGTCCTTTCCTAGGCTTTTGCTTTTCTCTATCGGGTTTTCAAGGTTCAATCTGTATCGCTTTTCGGTACATGTATACATTAACATAATATGTAAATGTATAGGTGTACATAGGTAAATCTTCACATTTACTACACATTTAGAACTTTTTTGGGAATGTAACAAAATGTAAAAAGAAACCTGCTATAGTGTAAGAAAGCAATTTTAGCCCCGCAGAGGGCTTTTATTTTTCTCCTATTGTAAATGTTTGCATTTACAATCAGCCGCAAACCTGCTACCATTTCCCCTAGGAGGTTTTTAGATGCCAACAGTCATAAAAGGACAGCCAACAAGCCAGGAGGTTTTACAGACCCTTGCCGACTTGCAAGAGCCTGTAGCCCTCGGCTTCTCATGTGGCAAGGACTCAATAGCCACATGGATAGCCATGCGCGAGTACGGCATAGAGGTCGTGCCCGTGTACTTCTGGTTGGTTCCTGACTTGAAGTTCATCGACGACGAGCTGGCGTATTTCGAGGAGGTCTTCGAGACGCACATCCACCGATACCCCAACCCGTCGTTCTACCGCCTCATCAACTCATGCGTAGACCAGCCCCCAGAGCGGTTGCGCGTCATCGAGGCGGCGCACCTTCCCACGCCCGACTATCCCCAGACATGGGACTTGATAACCGACGAGCTTGGCCTTCCTCGCGAGACCTGGAAGGCAGACGGCGTTAGAGCAGCCGACTCCCTCAACCGCCGCAGCTCCTTCGTGCAGCACGGCGTTATGAAGCAGCACAGCCGCAAGGTGAGCCCCATAGCCGACTGGTTGAAGCAAGAGGTCATGGATGCCATAGACGGCGCGGGCATCAAGCTCCCAATCGACTATGAGATATTCGGACGCTCCTTTGACGGCATCGACTACCGATTCACCGAGCCCATGCGCAAGCACCTCCCAGAGGACTACGAGAGGTTGCGCCAGTGGTTCCCGCTCATGGAGACCGACCTCATACGGAAGGGGGCAGACCCCGATGGCTTTTAGCTTCGAGAAGAAAAAGAAGAAGGGCGTGGGCTCCAGCCTTGACGACAAGGAAATGGCGAAGCGTATAAAACAGGAGGAGGCGCGTTACAAGGACGCAGTTGACTCCGAAATCTGGTCATGCCTCTGCTTCAAGACGGAGGACGACCGAGACGCCTTCCTTGCAAAGACTGGCCTCCCTCACCGCCGCTTCATCACGGGCGACGAGCTAAGGGAGGCTACAAAGGCCTTTATGCCCGACGTCAAGAAGCGAGGATTCGCCAGACAGCCCAAGTCCATGGCGAAGACCCCCGACCCGTTGGCGGGTGTCGATTACTCCCAGAGCCTGGAGCAGACCTGCATCGACGAGGCCATGGCCCTCAAAGCCGCCATGATGGAAGTCAAGCGTCCCGACCCTTGCAACGAGGCAACAGACAGCGACATCTGGATATGCGTGGTTTATCCGAATAGGGCCGAATCCGAGAAGTACCTCGACGACATGAACCTCCGCAAGCACGGTGACAAGTACATCGACGCGAGCGCATGGTTGAAGGAGCTTGCATGATGGCCGAGAGGTGAACGCAGACATGAACGAGTCAAGCCGCAAAGAGGTCGAGTCCGTCATTGAGATATTGGGCGAGGCGGGAAAACGCCTAGAGGCCATCATCGAAAGCGAATGGCGAAGCTCCATCAACATGAGCGAAAGCGATAAGAGCGAAGACGCAGAAGAGTCTTTTACAGACCTTGACTGTGCGGCTGATTGTATCGGGCGGGCAAGGCGAGAGCTGAAGCGCGCCATTGGCGGATAGCAACCAGTTCGCTAAAACCATTTTCGTAGAAAGCGTCCCTTCGGGGGCGTTTTCGCATATATGGACAAATGTTCGATAGAGAGGAGGACGCCATGCGTGAGCGTATCGCAGGCGCAGCCCGCAGGGTTGCAGGTGCCGTGCGCGGTGCCGCTGGCCGCGTCCGCGCGGCTTTCGGCGCAGGCCGTCGCTCTGGCTCCTAGCCAGAGGGCACATGACAGAAGGGAGGAACGATGGCGAAGAGAGAGAAGCCAGACCTTCCAGAGGAGTTCGACTTCTGCCCAGCCACCAGACGGTGGTTCGAGACCTGGCGTTCCTCCCGTGTCACAGACCAATGGGACGACCGCCAATGGCAGTACATGTTCGATACGGCGATTGTCCATTCGCTCGTGTGGGGCAGCTTCGACTTCCACTGGTTGAGCGAGCTTCGCACAAGGGAGACCCAGATGGGTCTCATATACGACGACTAGGGCTGCGGGAGACGCGGCCCTTTCTATAGGAGGGCGCATGGTTACACGCGACGAAATGGTGCAGAGCGCACTTAGGCACTCCCATAGAAGCGTAGGCTACGCCTTCTGCAAGGCCTTGGGAGTGCTTCATCTAATCAGGCGGACAAGGGGAGTCCTCTCCTATGAGAGAGAACGCCTGGACGGTCTCATGGAGTGTTTCATGAACAAGACGAACCCCAACGACATCCGATACCGAAGGGAGGTGTGAGAGCGTGGCGAACGAGAAGAACTTGAAGACGCCAACCACGAAGCAAGCACGAGAGCGCGGCAAAAAGGGCGGGCAGGCGTCCGCTGCCGCAAGGAAGCGGCGCAAGGAAATGCAGGAGATTGCGAAAATCGTCCTGGATATGCCCGTCGAGCCTGGGGAGGTCACCGACTTGGAGGGCATCACCTTCGAGGACTACCCAGACGTGAACCTGACCATCGGCGAGCTTTCGGTGCTTGCGGTTGCGAAGAAGGCCAAGAAGGGAGACGTTGCCGCCCTCACCTTCCTGCGCGACACCGCTGGAGAGAAGCCCGCCGAGAAGGTTGAGGTGAGCGGTGACATCACAGCAGCCACAGAGGACATCAAGGAGATGATTGCGGCTGCGAAGAAGAAGGGCAATGGTTGATGAGCGTCAAGACCTCATCGACTTCATCTACAACTGCCCCAAGGACATAGCGGTATCAATCGGCTACGACAAGCTGACCGACCTTCACAACGAATGGATTAAGGATATGGTCTTCGGAGAGGAAGACCGCACGCTGCAAGCGCATCGCGGCTCCTTCAAGACCACGTGCCTCTCCATCGCCTTCGCGTTCATCCTTGTGCTGTTACCCTGGGTGCGCGTCATCTTCCTGCGAAAGACTGACACTGACGTTGCGGAGGTTCTTTCGGCAACGGTGTCAGTCCTCAACACCGCGTACTTCCAGTCGATTGTGCAGCAGCTCTACGGGGTGGAGCTTGTTATAGAGAGGTCTACGCAAAGCGAGGTCTCGACCAACCTGCGCCAGGGCGTGTCTGGAGCAAGCCAGCTTCTGGGCCTTGGCTGCGGCGGCTCCCTCACGGGCAAGCACGCCGACCGAATCTTCACCGACGACATCATCAACGTCAAAGACCGCGTTTCCGCTGCCGAGCGGAACCGAATCAAGCTCATCTACCAGGAGTTGCAGAACATCCGAAACAGAGGCGGGCGCATCTTCAACACTGGCACGCCCTGGCACAAGGATGACGCATTCCAACTGATGCCCAACATCGTGCGGTACGACTGCTACAGCACGGGCCTCATCACGAGGGAGGAGCTTGCGGCCATCGAGGCATCCATGAGCGTTTCGCTCTTCGCCGCCAACTACAAGTTGAAGCACATAGCCGACGAGGAGGCCATGTTCAAGGAACCTCGCTACTTCAACGAGCCGAAGCTGCTCTATGACGGCATCGGCCACATCGACGCCGCCTACGGTGGCGCGGATGGCACGGCATTCACCGCCCTGTCCTTCCGAGACGGCACTTGGTATGCGCTAGTGAGGTTATGGCCTGGGAAGCACGTTGACGACTGCCTGGGCGAGATTTTGAAGCTCTGCAAGGAGCTTCGCATCGGAACCATCTACAGCGAGAAGAACGCCGACAAGGGTTATCTGCGAAAGGCCATCATCAAGAGGGGCCATCCAGCGAAGGGCTACACCGAGGACACCAACAAGTACATGAAGGTGACCACGGAGCTGCGCCCGCGCTGGTCAGACATCCGATTCCTGGACTGCGATGCCTACCCGCTCGACGCGAACGCCATCAACGAAGTCCTGGACTACAACGAGAACGCTGCGCATGACGACATGGCCGACTCCCTGGCCTCCGCGCTGCGCCAGTACAGCAACCAACCGAGCATCAAGGGATTCAGAGAGGGGGTTTAGCATGAGCCACGAGTTCCATTCCTTCTATTACGACCAGATGGGCGAGGAGCCCATAACGGATGATTTCATCGTGCCAGTTGGCACCGAGCTGACCGAGAAGCTATTGCAGGAGCTTATCGACGAGCACAAGGACAGCCACCTGCCGCGCCTCGAATATCTGGCCGCTGCCTACAAGACGCACTATGAGATTTTCGGGCGCGACAAGAAGCCTGACTACAAGCCCGACAATCGCCTTGCTGCGGATATGGCCTACGACATCACGGAGACATTCGAGGGCTACTTCATCGGCATCCCAGTTGACATCAAGATTGACGGCGAGGGCGACGATGCCCAGAAGTCCGAATACTTGAAGACGTACTACCGCCGAAACCACCAGGAGGACACGGACGCGGAGCTGTCCAAGATGGCATCAAAGTTCGGCTACTCCTATGAAATGTTCTACCAGGACGACGAGGGCAAGCCGCGAAGCGTTGCTGTGTCGCCCCTGACATCGTTCATGGTCTACGACGATTCGGTATTGAAGCGTCCGCTCTTCTTCGTGCGCTACAGCTACGACGAGAAGGGACGCATCGTGGGGAGCTATTCGGACTCCCAGTACGTCATCAAGTTCACCGATAGGAACGGCACCATGGAGTTCGTTGACATCGACGAGCATTACTTCCATGCGGTGCCCGCCGTCTGCTTCATGCAGAACATCGAGAAGCGCGGCCTATATGAGGGAGTGCTTAACCTCATCGAGGCCTACAACCGCGTTCTGTCAGAGAAGGCCAACGACGTGGAGTATTTCAGCGATGCCTACATGGTCATCGAGGGAATGGAGCTGCCAGACGACTTCAAGAAGGATTTGAAGGAATACAAGCTCATCAACCTCTACAACAACAACGGCGAGGTTCCCACCAAGGCATACTTCATGCCGAAGCCCGACGCTGACGGAGAGCAGGAGAACCTAATCAACCGTCTGGAAATGCTCATCTTCAAGATGGCCATGGTGCCAGACATCACGGATGAGTCGTTCAGCACCGCGTCTGGAACGGCTTTGAAGATGCGGCTGATGCCGATGAGCAACCTGGCCCGCAACAAGGAGCGAAAGTTCATCTACGGCATCCAGGAGCGTTTGAAGCTGCTCGCCAACTATCCAGACAAACCGTTCACGGGAGACGACTGGGAGCGCGTTGAGATTGTCATGCACCGCAATATGCCAGAAGACCTCGCATCCGAGGCGGCTGTTGCGAGCAGCCTCGCGGGCATCGTCTCCGAGGAGACACAGCTTTCCGTGCTTTCCTGCGTCGATGACGCCAAGAGCGAAATCGAGCGCAAGAACGCGGAGAAGGAGGCTCGCGTTCAGGTGGTGACGGACGGCCTGCCGACCAATCGCACCGATAAGAAGCGCGAGCCGACCATGTACGAAATCACCTCAATCCTCAACCAGAGGAAGAGAGGTCAGCTAACCCGAAACAACGCCCTCGAAATGATGAAGCGAATCGGCGTTGATGAGGAGGACGCTATCAGGTACCTGAACGATAAGGACGAAGGAGAGTAACCATGTTCGCAACCTACAACGCATCCAAGCCAGGGAAGACGCTCAACATCCGCGAGGCACCTGGCGGCACCGTCATCGACAGCATGGCCGACGGCCACACCGTTCCCGTTGAGGTCATCGAGCGCGGATGGTGCAAGCTGGAGGACGGCTATGCAGATGCCCGCTTCCTGACCATCACCGCCGAACCGCCCGCTGGTTACGAGCCCGCCGCCGAGGACGACGACGCCACGGCTGAAACAGGGGGTTTCGAGACCGCCGAAACGGGGGGTTCCGACGATAACGCCGCCAACGACGGCAACACCGAGCCCGAAGGCAACGGCCAGACCGCCGAGCCGCCTGCTGGCGACGGCAACGAGGCGGATGAGCTTCGCAAGATGACCAACCCGCAGCTCTACGATTTGGCGAAGAACAGCGGCATCAAGGTCAAGGCTGGCATGAACAAGGATGCGCTCATCGAGGCCATCCTTGCGGGGGCCGATGACTAGGGAGGCCGACTACTGGGCAGCGCGGCGTGCGGAGCTTCTTGAACAGATGGAGAGCGACGAGGCCGCGTTGCAGGCCAAGCTGTCCAAGCTCTATGAGAAGCAGGTTGCCCAACTGGAGCGCGAGATAGCGGCCTATTACCAGGAGTACGGCGAGAAGAACGTAATCGAGTACCGAAAGCTCATGGTCAGCCTGTCGGACAAGGACAGGGCCATGCTCATCGAGCGCATGGACGAGTTTGCCAAGAAGTACCCGCAGTACGCTCACCTGATGCCCGTGCGCGAGAGCATATACAAGCTCAACGAGCTGGAGGGCATTCAGACATCCATCAGGTTGCAGCAGTTGGAGATAGGGGCGATTGAGCAGAGCGAGCTTGATGCCCATTTCAGGAAGCAGGCGCAGCGAGCGGCCAACCTCGCCGCCGAGGAGCTTGGCTTCGGCTCCAACTTCTACGGCATCGACGCCACCGTGGTGACCGATACCGTAGGTGCCGCCTGGGCCAAGGGCAAGGCGTTCAGTCAGACCATCTGGGACAATCGAGAGAAGTTGGCGGCATACCTCAATGACGACTTCGCGCAGCTCGTAGCTCGCGGCGTCTCATACGACAGGGTTGCGCAGGCCATGGGTGAGAGGTTCGCTTCGGTAACAAGCAACGACATCAGGCGTCTCATCTACACCGAGGGCACGTTCCTCTTCAACGAGGCACAGGCCCAGGTGCATCAGACCGACTTCGACTACTACGCTCTTTCATGTGCCGATTCCAGGGCGTGCCAGATATGCAAGGACTTGCAGGCCGAGCAGCAGTTGAATCCCGCGAAGTTTGAAGACCGCGCGCCTGGCATCAACTTCCCTCCCATGCACCCGTGGTGCCGATGCTCCTATACGGTGGAGGTCGGCGACTGGGAAGCCTGGATTGACCGCTACGTTGACCAGCGTGGCGGTGATAGGGCTTCCATCCGCGACCCTTACAGGAAGGCCAAGGACGATGCTGGCGTCGTCAACCTGAACCTGCATCTGGAGCGCGACAAGAACGTGTTCGAGGATGCGCTTGCCACCGCCAAGAAGAACAACAAGAACGGCGGCTCGGTTGATTGGCACGCAGCCTCCGAAATGGTCAACTGGGACACCTACCTGTCCGACGACATGATGGTGGGCGTCGCAGTCAAGGAGGACGCGGACATCACCTGCGTTTTCAAGAACGACAGGAGCAAGTACAGGGGAGCCGTCACCGACCTAATCTTGATGGCCCGCGAGCGCGGAGGCGTCAAGATGGACTGCTACGGCAAGTTCCTCGTGAACAGCTACGAGAAATGCGGCTACGAGGTCGTTGCCCGTGTCCCCTTCAATGCCGAGTACGTTGACGACCCGCTGCTTCTGCTGGAGCAGCCTGACGTTTACTTCTTGAAGAAGACGGGCGATTCGACCGATGAGGTAATCCGCAAGATTGCCTCCAAGACGTACCACCAATCCACACAGGCAGAGCTGGATGCCCTTCCCACCTTCGACTACGATGAAGCCTGGAAATACAGGGACAGCCTGCTAAAATAGGGGGTGCTATGGAAACAGCAAGAGACATAATGGACAGGCTCAAAAAGAGCTACGCCGACTACCCCGAAGCGTTGGAGCTTATCGACAACAGCTACGAGGAGATAGTCACGATGCCAGACCAGGAGCGAGCGCAACGGCTCGCAATGAACGCCGAAAGCACCTTGGCCGCTTACTACTAGGCATCACCCACAACTCATCTACGAAGGCATCCTGCGGGGTGCCTTTTCTTTTGGAGGAACCAATGAGAGCCATCGTCTATATCGGACGTGCTGGCTGCACGTCCTGTACGCGCCTGCGGCTGGAGTCAATCGAGCCGTTGAAGGAGCTGTACCCAGATAACGTCGAAGTTCACAGCGGCTACGACGGCAAGATTGCCGAAGTGAACGCCCGCCAGACCATCGACAAGATTCCCCTCATCGTCGTCGAGAAGAACGGCGTCGAGGAGTTTCGTTATCACGGATGGATGAACCTCAAAGACCTGGAGGACATCATCTTGTGCGAACAGGAAACGCTCACGCTGGAGGAGGTGTTCAAATGGAGATAGAGTTCGACTGCGTACTGCCCGCCCTTCCTGGCATCGACATCCTGCTGGTGCATTCGCAGAAGAAGGCGAAGCGAATCATCGGGAAGATGGCTGGCGAGAAAGCCGTGAAAGACTGGTCTCGTCTTCGAGCCCGCGACGCTACCACATCGAGCCTACAGCACAATGTAACGGGCGAGGTCGTGTACCTGATATGGATGCGGCCATGCGTCGAGTGGAGCGCGGAAACCGACGTTGCCATCCTCTCTCACGAGGCTACTCACGTCGCCCTGGACTATTTGCGGGAAATCGGCGAAGACGAGCCTTCCGAGGAGCTTCTTGCTTATACGGTGCAGGCAGTCACCGAGTACCTTGTTGGCAATCACTTCAAGTGGAAGAAGAAGCGATTAGCTGACAGCTAAGAAAACGGATGGTTGGCAGAGCGGTCGATTGCGCCTGTTTGCTAAACAGGTAAGCGCGAAAGCGTTTCGGGGGGTTCAAATCCCTCACCATCCGCCATAACTGGAATCAAGCCACCTACGGGTGGCTTTTTTCATGCCCCGAAACGGGCCGTCCGAGCGTTGAAGACGTTAAAAGCCACGGGCGAGCAGGCATGGAACTCGTTAAAAGCACATGGTTCGGGCAGGCGTGGAACCCGTTAAAAGCTACGGACGTGCAGGCATGAGCCACGGATAAACCTTATGGAAAGGAAGGAAGCACGATGGACGAAGAGCAGAAGAAGCAGCAGGAGGCCGCAGAGGCGGCAGAGGCCGCGAAGCAGGCGGCGGCAGATGCGGCGAAGAAGGATGCCGACGATGATGCCGCTGGTTCCGATGACGGCAAGGACAAGGGCGGTGCCAAGGCTGGCAAGACCGACGCCGAGGTTGATGCCATCGTCGAGAAGCGTCTTGCCCGCGAGCGGGCGAAGATGGAGCGCGAGATTCGCCAGCAAATCGCCGACGAGGCCGCAGCCGAGCAGACCGAGGCCGAGAAGTTGAAGAACATGACCGAGCTGCAACGCGCCCAGTACGAGGCCAAGAAGCTCCAGAAGGAGCTTGACGCCAAGCAGAGTCAGATTGACCTGTCCGAGCAGACCGCAATCGCTCGCAACGAGCTTGCATCCGCTGGAATCAACCTCGGCGACAAGCTGCTTGCCATGTTCGTGAGCCCCGAAGCGGAGAAGACCAGCGCGGCCATCGAAGAGTTGAAGGAACTCTGGCCGAAGGCGGTCAACGAGGCTGTTCAGAAGGAGTTGAAGCGCGACATCCCCGATGCCGACAAGGCTCCTGGTCAGAAGTCGTTTGGTGCCTCCTTTGCAGAGAAGTACACCAAGTCCAAGAACGGAGGGAAGGAATAATGCCTTTCAACAAAGTAGCCGAGTATGGCGAGAGCGAGAACATCCTTGATTCTGCGGTCGGCCTGGTCGTTAAGACCCGACAGGCCACGCAGGATATGGCAACCGCCGAGGACGATGGCCGCAAGGTCATCAAGGCTGGGAGCCTCTACACCAACCCCGACGACCCCAGCGACATCGGCGTGGTCTTCACCGACTACGACATGACCGATTACCCCGCGTACCCCATCGCGGTCGTCGTTGAGGGTCGTTTGAAGAAGGACAAGCTGACGAGCGCAGCACAGGCCAAGGCTTCCGAGCTTGGCGCAATCGGCGTCCGTCTCGTTTAATCAAAAGGAGGAACACTACAATGCCTACGCTTTCCAATCTCATCGACAACAAGCAGCTCCTGGACTTCTCGCAGCACTTCGGGGTGCAGCGCAACTTCATGGGTAGCCGCCTGTTCCCCGACCAGAAGACGCAGTACATCGAGCAGGAGTACACCCGCGCCTGCGAGAACGGCACGCTGCCCATGGTCGCCAAGGTTCACGCCCTCGACACCGAGGCCTACATCGGTAGCCGCACGCCCTTCGAGAAGGTGAGCATCGAGGAGCTGCTTATCAAGGAGAAAATCAACCTCTCCGAGAACGTAGCTCGACTCACCCGTGGCATGAGCATGGCGAACGACGCCCTGCGCCGCTACATCTTCGACGATGTTGCCCGTATGTCAGAGCGCGTAGTTACCCGCGCCGAGCTTGCCAAGATGGATGCAATCTCCAAGGGCAAGTACATCATCACGGAGAACGGTCTGAACCTCTCCGTTGACTACGAGGTGCCTGCGGAGAACTATGTGTCTTCCGACTGGAGCGACCCCGATGCAGACATCCTTGGCAACATCCGCAAGTGGCGTCTCATCGCCCTCTCCAAGGGCATGGCACCCACCATTGCTATCACGTCCGAGACCGTTCTAACGAACATCATGAACAACACGGCCATCCAGAAGGCCATCAAGGGCACCAGCGGTGTTGGCATCCTGCCCACGCTCGACGAAATCAACGCTCTTCTCGGCTCCCAGTTCGGCGGTCTGCGCATCACGACCAACGATGAGAAGTATGGCACCATGGCGACCGTTGACGGCAAGGTTAAGGTCAGCCAAAACCGCTTCTTCCCCGAGGATAAGTTCGTGATGACCGCAACTGGCACCGACGGTACCCTGGGCATCGGCCTGTGGGGCGTCACCCCCGAAGAGCTGGAGCAGGGCGGCGCGTTCGACACCAAGCGCGAGCAGCAGTTCGTCACCTGCACCACCTGGGACACGCCTGACCCCGTTGCCACCTGGACGAAGGCATCTGGCCTGTTCGTCCCCGTCCTCCCGAACGTTTACGGTCACATCATCGCTTCCGTTGGCGGTACCGCCTCCGTTGCGAGCATTGATGACGATGCAGCCGATACCACCGAGGGCTAATGGAGCCCTCGGCACTCATCGGTCGCGTCAAGCTGCGCTACCTCGAAGACGAGGACGTGCCCAGTGATGACGTAATCGGAGAAATGCTGCAAACGGTCATCGACCGAATCACCATCCGCATGGAGACCACGACGGAGCTGCCAGAAACGGCTGGCTCCATCGTGGTCGATGCGGCCATGAAGGCTCTAAGGCTGCGAGGCTTCGAGGGCAGCACGTCGGAATCGGCGTCGGATGGAGGTTCCATGTCCAACTCGTTCATCGACGACATCTTGAAGGAGTATTCCGAAGAGCTTGCGTCCTTGAAGCGAACAATGAACCGAAGCGGCATTAAGTTCTTCAAGTGAGGTGAGCGCAATGCGTTGGTACAGGGCACTCACCTACAAGCGCGTCCAAGTCGGAACCGACGAGACGCGCAACCCAGTGTTCGAGCTGCAAGAGACTGGCGATTCAATCCTCGTCAGAACTGCGCTCTATGCACCGACCCACGACGCTACCGACGGCAACCAGTTCGACATGGTTCAGCGGACGTTTCTGACCAAATCAAGGCCAGAGCTTCTTCAAGATGTCGTCGCCATCAAAGTTCGCGGCGTCCTTTACGAGGTCGAGAGCATGACCCAAGAGGCAATGCCGACAGCCGTGAGGGTTAAGAGGTGCAAAGATGGCATTTGAGATTATCGACGTTGACGGTCTGGCTAAGGAGCTAGACCGTCTTTCGCATCTGCGCTTTGAGGCGGTCGTCCTAAAGAACATGACGCAAATCTACAACAGGGGCAAGAGCGGCGGCACGCCCGTCGATACTGGCGAGCTTCGCATTTCCCTGACCCAGACGGGGGACACCGTTGGGTACACAAAGGACTATGCACCCCATGTCGAATACGGACACCGCACCAGAGGAGGCGGTTACGTCCAGGGCCAGCACTTCTTGAAGAAGAACGTGGACACCCAGCGTCCAATCTTCGAGGAAGACCTACGCAGAGAGCTAAGGAGGTTCTGATGTACAGGAGACTAAGCATTGCGCAATTCCTGGGCTCACTGATTGACTTCATCGAAGAGCGCACGGGTATCAAGTGCTACGACGACCCCGACAACAAGCCTTCGCCGCTCTACAGCGTCCAGCTAGTGCGCACGCAGCCACAGAACACGAAGACGATGTACATAGACACCTACGAGGTGTGGGTGCATTGCATATCCGAGGCGGTACAGCCCCACTCGAACGCTCCCGTCCTGAAACTTGTCCAGACGTTGGAGGAAGCCTTGTCAACGGACTTGCCGCTTCCTGCGCCGTTCAAGCTCTACAGGCAGGATTACGAAGGTCTCCAGACCTTGAAGAGAGACGAATCGGGAGAGGGCCATGCGGTTCTCGCATACCGCTTCTTCGTCTGTTACGGCTACCGCTGCAAATAACCACTGAAACAGAATAGGAGGGCAAAATGCCTAACGAGAACGAGGGGGGAACCCCCGCTACGACTCCTGCTGCCAACGACCAGCTCTATGGCTGCGATTTCGACATCGAGACGGCCAAGGCTCTCAACGGCAAGTCCATCGTCGCGATGGTCACCAACCAGGCGGGCACCAAGATGGTCGCAATCGCTGGCCAGCAGGGGCTTTCCTACAACATGAGTTCCGAGACCACGGAAGCCGCCACGAAGGACGGCTCCAACGGAGGCTGGGCCTTGAAGTTCCACGGCTCCAAGTCCTGGGACGCATCCCTGGACGGTCTCTACAGCCCCGACGACGAGGCTACCAAGATTGTCGCCAAGGCTCTCGCCAACGATGAATACCTGTGCTTGAAGATTTGCGAGCGCACGGTATCGGAGGACGGCAAGACCATCACCTACAAGCCCCTTCGCATGGGCCTCGCAATCGTCACCTCTGACAACTTCGAGGCACCCAACGACGACAACGCAACCTACTCGATGGACTTCGAGGGCAGCGGCAAGCCGTGGCTCTACGAGACGGCCACCGAGGAGGAAATCAAGGCTGCGACGTTCAGCGTTGCCGCCGAGTAGACCAGATAGGAGACACCATGCCTTTTTTCAAGGAAACCGAGGAGCTTGACGAGCGCGTTGAGGTATTCGATGCCGCAGATGAGTTTGACGAGGAGGTTGAGGCTTCCACGGGCGACTTCACGATTGGCGGCAAGAGCTACATCATCGGCTTCACCAAGAACCGCCTCGAAATGTACGAGCGTTCCAACAAGCCGATTATGGCCTCGTTCATCCAGAATGGGGGTGCCTTCGCCATTTCGGAGTTGAAGAGCCTGCTTGCCTATGGTCTCCGTCTTGAAGACGGGCCTTTCGTGAATCCCCGCAGAGGCGTCGATATGGCGTCTGACCTCATTGAGGAGAACGGCTATCTCGCCGTCTACGAGCGCGTGACAGAAGCCCTGGAGCGCGACTGCGGTTTTTTATTCAAGGGGGCAAACAGCGAAGCCTAGAGCGGCATGAAGCTCTCCAGTCGCTAACCGACTACGACTACTACAACACGGTAGAAAAGCTGCCAGAAGAAAAGCAGAAGGCGAGGTTCTTTCAGAACGAAATGGACTTCGCCTTTTTTGCTGCCCAGCTTGGGTGGTCTCGCAGCGATTGGGAGCAGACGACCGCTGTTGAGCGGATGTTCATTCGCAAGGAGCTGGAGAAGAAGACGGTCGAGCAGTCAAACCTGCTCGTGAACGCTGTGCAGGTGGCCGTGTCGAACGTCCACAACAAGCGCAAGCGAAAGCTGTGGGTGAAGAAGCGCAAGAAGGCCGCTCTCCCAGTCTCCAGGAAGGAAATCAGCGCAATCCAGGAGCGGTTCAAGAAAAAGGCCCCCTGGACGCCTTGGCAGCGAAAGGAGGTGACAGATGGCTGATTACACCCTTAGTGCAAAAGGCACCTACGACGGCTCTAACTTCGACTCTGGAATCGAAGGCTCGAAATCAAAGATGGACGCTTTCATGGAGAAGGCGCAATCCATCGGAAGCAAGGTCGAGAGCTTTGCCAAGGGTGCCGTTAGCGTTATCGGCGGCATAGGTGGTGCAATCGGCTCGCTCGCCGCCCAAGGCGGTATGTCTCGTGCTTTGAACCTTGAACAAGCCCAAACGATGTTCAAGGGGTTGAAGCTCGAATGGGACGATTACTACAAGTCGATTGACAATGCCGTAACTGGAACAGCCTTCTCCCTCGACTCGGCGGCTCTGGTTGCGGCTAACCTCGCAGCATCGGGCATTGCGGCTGGTGCTGATATGGACAAGGCCCTGCGGGGCGTTGTCGGCACAGCGGCCACCTTCGGAAGCGAGCTGGGCGACATCGGCGGCATCTTCCAGAAGGTTGCAGCGCAGGGCAAGGTTTCGGGAGAGACCTTGCAGCAATTCGCAGACCGTGGCGTGAACGTGACCTCGGTTCTTTCCCAGGCATTGGGCAAGACGCAAGAGGAAATCAAAGATATGGTCTCGAAAGGCCAAATCGACTTCGATACGTTCAGCACCGCCATGGAGTCTGCGTTTGGCGATTCTGCCCAAGCAGCGAATGAGACCTTTACGGGCTCTATGAGCAATATGCAGAGCGCACTGAACCGAATCGGTGCCAAGTTCGCTGACCCTATCAGGGCAAACGCCATTCCCGTGTTCAACTCCCTCCGCAAGGCGTTGAACGCGGTCTCTGGTCGCCTTGACCCGTTGGTTGAGAAGTTCACCGAGCTTGCAGACCGACTATCTGGAGGTCTCACGTCGAAGATTGACACCTTCACGGCGGCTCTGGAGAGAGGCGATTCCATCATGTCCGCGCTGGAGGAGACTTTCGGGGCAATCGGCTCGAAAGTCGCAATCGTCGTGGGCGCGTTCGCTGGCATCGGCGTGGCCGCTGGAGCGTTAAGCTCCATCGCCGCTGTCGTTCCTGGTCTTGGGACGCTTGCTGGCATCTTGTCGGGTGGTGCGGCGTCCGCTGGCACGTTCAGCGCTGCTTTGGGGGTCTTGAAGGGCGCATTCGGGCTTCTGACCAGTCCTGCGGGCCTGGTAATCGCTCTTGTGCTTGCCTTGGTGGGCGCGTTCGCTCATCTGATGGCTACCAACGAGGAGTTCAGGAACGGCATCATGGCGCAGGTCTCCGCTATCGGCGGTACTCTGATGCCTCTGTTGCAGGAACTTATGGCGCAGTTCGTCGAAACGGCGAACTACCTGGGCACGCTGCTATTGCCTGTGCTTGAATCAATCGTCCAGGCGGTTCTACCGCCCCTGTTGAGCATCATCCAATCGCTTATCCCCGTCATGGCTGCGGTCGCATCTGCGGTTATGGAGGTGGTGGCGGCAATCGCGCCTCTGGTGGTCGCTATTGCGGAAACGCTCATCCCGATTATCGGGCAAGTGCTGGAGTTCGTGGCTTCCGTGGTGGCGCAGGTCGTTCCGCTCGTTGTCACGGCCATCAACACGATTTCCGACATGGTTCAGGAGTACATGCCCCTAATCATGGAGATTATCACGATGGTTCTGACGACCATCCAGCAGATTTTCGATGCTGTCTGGCCCTCAATCCAAGAGCTGGTCACCACTGTCGTGGCGGTCATCGCCAACCTCATGCAGACGTACTGGCCGCAGATTCAGGCGGTCATTACTTCCGCTATGGATGTGATTATGGCTGTGGTGAACGCCGTGTGGCCGTTCATCCAGTCGGTAATCACGAATGTTATGAACATCATCCAGAACGTCATTTCGGTTGTGACTGCTGCAATCAGCGGCGACTGGGAAGGCGTGTGGACTGGCGTTTCAAACCTGCTTCAAAGCATCTGGGACGGCATGGGCAACATCGTGTCGGCTGGTATTGACATGATTAGCGATTTCATTTCCACCGTGCCTGACAAGATTCTTAGCTTCTTTGAGAACGCGGGCACGTTGCTCTGGGATGCGGGCAGCCAGATTATCGGCGGCTTGCTTGACGGCCTCAAGGCCGCTGTCGGCGGCGTTTGGGACTTCGTTTCTGGCATCGGCGAGACGATTGCGTCCCTCAAAGGCCCAAAGGAGTACGACATGAAGCTGCTTATTCCGAATGGCGGCTGGATTATGGACTCTCTTACGGTGGGCCTCCAGTTGGGCGAGAAGGACGTTATCAAGACGATTTCTGGCGTGGCTGGAAACATCAAGGACGCCATCAAGCAGGAGACGGCTGACATTGACGTGTCCGCTGGTGTGAACCCATGGGAAGTAGATGTCACATACAGGACGGTCGGAGACGACAAAAGCGCGTCCTCTACATCGTCGCTTCTCGATGACCTTATCGACGAGGTTTCCGAGTTGAAGCAATCGCTCGGCGACATCATTGCCGACAACGCACCCGTTGTCGTCGAAACGGAAAGGCAGGCAGCTAGAAGGTATAGGAGGGCTTATGCGTGAGATTAAGATGCGCTACGTGAACCACCGTGGCGATGTGTTCACGTTCGGCGAGAAGGCTGGGGCCTACCTGTGCGACTTCGATGAGCTGCTTTGCTACGAGCATCCGATTAAGCCGAAAGACGTGAACCTGACCGTGGTATTCGATGGAACCGTCCCCGAAAGCAGGGGGCGGTTCTTTCAAATAGTGGAGGTTGATTCCCTTGCCGAGAAGGAGGGCGAGCTGTGGTTCGACGACTACTTCATCAATGGAAGGGTAATCAGTGGAGACACCACGCTTCACTACGGCGCAGGTGAAATGAGCAAGGCCATCAAGTTCTCGATGCAGAAGCCCATCTGGACACGCGGCGTTACCAAGCTGTACGAGCGCACGCAGACGAAGGCACTCATCATAAACGAGGGGTTCTTCGAGTCACCCGTGATGATTGAGGCGTTCGGCGAGGCCGATGGGTTCTCCGTGTCAATCGGGGATAGCAACTACGACATTGCGCAGGACATCCCAGAGGGCTCCAGGCTCGTGGTCAACGGCCTAGCCAAGACCATCGAGCTTGTTGGTGCAGATGGCAGCGTCCAGAACGCCCTGTCGAAGCGGGAGGGCGAGCAAATCAAGGATTCTGGGCACTACGTTTTCCAGAAGATTCCCCCTGGCGTCAGCGAGCTTACGTGGCGTCACAGCCATAGAATCCGCATCACCATCTTCGAGCAGACATCAGAGCCGAGGTGGGAATGATGGGCGACTTCGTTCTGGCGGACACCGCGTTCAACGACTTTTCCATCTGTGACAATTTCGACCTCGACCTAGCCTATGGCAAGGACGAGAACGACTTCACGTTGACGGTGCCCCTCGGTCGCAAGATTCCCTATGGAACCTATGCCTTCTACGACGAAAGCGACTGGGGAGGCACCATCGACTCTAGGGAGCGGGTGGGGGGCAAGACCAAGCAGCTCCGCTACGGCGGCAGAACGTGGCAGGGAATCCTCGACAGGACGTTTCTCTGCCCCGATAGCGGCAAGGACTACCTTTCCTACTCTGGAGACCTCAACGACATTATTGCCTTCGTCATCGCCCGTCAGGGCAAGGGGGCGGTATTCGTTGCGCCTTCCGAGAAGTCGGGTGTCGTCGTATCTGGAAACTTCGACCGCCACGTGAGCGCGTTTGCGGGGCTCTCCAAGCTCTGTAGAGCCCATGGCCGCAAGCTCTCGTTCAGGAAGATAAGCGGTGGCAAGGTCGAGGTCTCCGCGCAGGAGGCCGTGACCCACGAGCTTGATTCAGACCACTACGAGTTCGACATCAAGGAGAGCGGGCGTTTCGTCAATCACCTCATCTGCCTTGGCAGCGGCGACCTGAAAGACCGCATCGTGGTTCACCTCTACGCCGATGCCAACAGGAAAATCTCGCAAACGCAGACTTTCTTCGGAGTCGATGAGATTGCCGAGGTCTACGACTACAACAACGCAGACGGGCCAGAGCTGATTGCCAAGGGCACGGAGAAGCTACAGGAGTACCTGGACAGCGATACCTGCGAGCTGACGGTCAGCGAGGCCATGGGCTACGACATCGGGGACTCCGTTCATGCCGTGAACGTCGATGAGGGCATCGAGATTACGGCGACCATCGAGAAGGTGATTGTCACCGCCGATGAGGAGGGCGAGGACGTTTCCTACGAGATTGGCAACATTCGGATGGGAGGATAGATGAACTTTAATTTGGCGGTCGTTGACCGCACAACCGCCTTTATTGGCGATAACCGAGCCGTGGAGCATTGCGTTCGCGGCGACACGATAGAGGTCGAGTTCGATACCGAGTGGAACGACGTTGAGAACAAGGTGGCTGTCTTCGTCAACCGTGCCGACGGCACGAGGAAAACCGTTGTCATGCGCGATGACCCCATCGTGATTCCCTGGGAGGTGCTTCGCACCGACGGAGAAATGTACGTGACCTTCATTGGCTACATCGGAGACCTGACCGAGAACGGCATCAGGCTCGTCACCAAGCTCATGGACAAGCCGTTCACGGTGCAACGCGCTGAAATCATCGACGTGCTTGTGCCAGAGGCAACGGAGGATGTTCTGCATCTGATTCTCGGCGCGGTTCCGCTCATTGGAGAGGCGCGGGACAAGGCACTGTCCGCTGCTGCCAGGGCCGACGCTGCGGCAGACCTAATCGGCTCATCCGCAGTCACCAGGACGGAGTTCAGCGAGTCAATCAACGAGCTTGCGGCCATCCTGGCTAACTACATGGGTCGTATCTGGTACCTGAACAAGATTCTCTACGTTCCGTCCGAGCTGACGGAAATCGACATCGACACATTGAGAGTGAGCGGAGTCTACGACCCCGACACCAAGACGCTATGGATTGGAGAAACAGATGCCTAACGAGCTTGTTAAAATCGGCATCCTCGGCACCACGGAATCATTCGAGGTCGAGGACGCCACGGCACGCACTACGGCTGACACGGCCGTAGGAAAAGCAGAGGAGGCCTTGGGGAAGTTCCCCGTTTCCATCTTCAACGGCGGCACTGGCGGTAACACGCTTGAAATCGCCAGAGGTAACCTCGAAATCGCCTACGACCTCCAGGTGATGCTCGGTCTCTACGAGGGGCGCGACCTTATGGAGGTCTTCGCTGACGAGATTGCCGACTACACCGACGAGGCCGAGTGGTTCAACGCCCGCGTCATCGCTGGCGACTTCACGGGCATCCGTCCGTTTGACTACTTCGACATCCACCTGACCGACGGAAAGGTATTCCGCTACCGCGTCGGCGCAATCGACCCGTATATGCACACAACCGACCAAGAGGTTACGAAGCACCACATCATCATGGTTCCCGACCAGGTTTGGCCCGACAGCGTTCCGTGGAACACCACGAGCACCAACCAAGGGACATCGACGACGAAGAACCCGTATCTCGCCTCGAACCTTCACCGATGGGAAATCAACACGTTCTATCCGTTGATGCCCCAGAAGTGGAAGAACGTCATGGCCGAGCATCGTCTTCTGCTGGAAGAGCGTTACAGTACCGCTGGAGCGCAGACAAACGACACTGGTTGGTCGTGGCAAAACGTGGGCAAGGTCTTCTCTTTGTCCGAAATCGAGGTGTACGGCTTCCTTGGATGGTCTAAGGTCAACAACGCTTACGCCGCAGGTATTGACTGCCACTTTCCCATCTTCAAGACCACGGGCAACCGAATCCGCAGGAATCCCAGCGATGAACGCTACACCTGGTGGCTGCGCTCCGTGGGCGCGGGGTCGGCTTCGTGGGTGTGCTATGTCCGCGACGGCGGCCGTTGCGGCTGCTATGACGCCTCGCACGCGGGTGTTCGCGCTCTGCCCTGCTTCCGAGTGGGCGTGTAAACGCCCACTCATACGGTACACTCTGAAAACGCTGCCGCTTCCTGCGGCAGCGTAGGTCACAAGGAAGGAAAGCTGGTCTTAATGAGCGGGGTCTACGAGCGGTACAGGAACCTATCGGACAAGGAGTTCTTCAAGAACGCCATAAACATAAGGGTCGAAATTACGAAGCTGATGGCTTCTGACAAAGTGGTGCCAAAGTCCTACAGGTTGATGAGCGCGGTGCCTACGGTGGCGACGGCCAGGGAGCTGGTGAACAACATCGAGACGGCAAACGCCTTCTACCCCAACACCGCCCACGGGGTATTGCAGAGAAAGCACTACCTTACCCTTGCGATTGCGAACTGCTACCACCTCGTACAGGACTTACAGACGTTGAAGGACATCGGCCTGCCCATCAACCTAAACCGATTCGAGAGCATTGCCGAAATGCTGGAGAAGGAGATAGCGTTGCTGCGAGCCACCAAGAAGGGTGTGAAGCTCACCAAAGACACCGCCGAGGCGAGAATCGAGCGGCTAGAGCTGGAACTTGCCGAGCTAAAGCGTCTGAATGAGCTATCCTGAACGCCACAGGTTGCGGCTTGTATCTCGCTACAACTGGTGGCTGCGCTCCGTGGGCGCGGGGTCGGCTTCGTGGGTGTGCAATGTCAACAACAACGGCAATTGCAACTACAATGACGCCTCGAACGCGGGTGTTCGCGCTCTGCCCTGATTCCATTCAAGGCCAGACCAAGTAAGCCAAGAGCTGAACGCCGAGCCATTTGGAAGGAAGCCGCGACCTTCGGCGGGATGCCGTAAATAAGCACCCTGCGGGCGACTGCGGACGCTCCTTGCATGGCATGGCCCAGAGTGTCGGGCTATGTTTCATGCAGTCGTACCAAGCGGCTAGGTTGACACTCATTGAAAGCCGTGCAGGGTGCCCTCCTTTCATGGTGGAAAGGAGGTGCGATGAACTCTGACGAACGCAGGGCCGCTAGACGTATGCGGCGCGAGGAGAAGCGAGCAAGGAAGAAACGCGAGCGATGCGAGAATAGCACGCTCGATACCGTTGCAGACCTCAACGCCCTCTACAAGGCGCAGCGCGAAGCGGCCAGGGGTGTTGCATGGAAGGCAAGCACGCAACGCTACCAAATCCACTGGCTTCTCAATATCCTAAAAGCCAAAAGAGACCTGCTTGAAGGCAACGAGGTGTGCAAGGGCTTCCACGAGTTCGACATCTTTGAGCGTGGCAAGAAACGCCATATCTCATCGGTGCATTTCTCCGAGAGGGTCATCCAAAAGTCGTTCACGCAGAATGCCCTGATACCATCCGTGAAGCCTACGCTCATCTACGACAATGCAGCCAACATCAAGGACAAGGGCACTGCGTTCGCCGTGATGAGAACCAAGAAGCTGCTGGCAGACCACTACAGGAAGCACGGGCGAGAAGGCTACGTGCTTCAAGCAGATTTCAGCGACTTCTTTGCCTCGATACCGCACGGGCCAGTCAATCAGCTCATCGACACCATATCCGAAGACAAAAGGCTGACTGCGCTGGGTCGTCATTTCGTCGATATGCAGGGAGACGTTGGGTTGGGGTTGGGAAGCGAACCGAACCAGATATGCGCCATCGCTTTTCCCTCCCCGCTAGACCATCTGATATGCGAGTGCTGCGGCGTTGAGGGCTACATTCGCTACATGGACGACTTCATCTGCGTCCATACCGATAAGCGAGCGTTACAGTGCATCCTTGCCGTCGTGCGTGACAAGTGCGCCGCGCTCGGCTTGACTCTCAACGAGAAGAAGACGCACATCACGAAGCTCACCAAGGGCTTCACGTTTTTGAAGAAGCGATTTACCTATTCCGAGACTGGGAAGGTGGTGGTGCGGCCATGCCGAGAGTCGATTACGCGCGAGCGGCGCAAGTTGAAGAAGCAGGCCGCGCTGGTCGCCCAGGGCAAGATGACGTTTGCCCAATGGGTTCAGTCGTATCAATCGTGGCGCGGCTCCATCATGGGTCTGGCCTCCCACAAGACGCTCACGGCGATGGACAAGCTCTTCGCTCGTCTATCCGCTTGGGTGGAAATGCAGGGAGACCCCCCCAGGCATGATTTATACAACGCGATTTCTCAAAACCCCTCGTTTCGAGGGGTTTTTTGTTGCCCAAAACACGGGGTTTCTACGTTAGGAGGAACTAATGGAAGAGCAGGACTACCTGTTGCAGACGCGCATTAACGAAATGACCAACCTCATCGAGCAGATTGGCGACGTTGATGCCAAGTACGACGCTGGCATCCTCACCGATGAGCAGCGAATCGAGCAGAAGGCTCGCAAGCGCACGTTCATCAAGGTTCTCGCCGCCGCGCAGGACGGTGAGTACATCGACGACAAGGCCATGGGTGCAATCCTCGACGAAATGCGCGAGCAGGCCGCAGCTCCCTCGCTGGAGGAAATCAACGCGGCAAACATCGACTACCTGATGATGGTTGGAGGTGAGTGGTAATGGCAAGCAAGAAGCACTCCCCGCGCTTCGAGACCGTCAAGGGCTATTTCGACCGTGGCACCTGGTCTAAGGCCTTCGTGGCACGCGCAGTCGGCCTTGGGCACATCACGGCTGACGAGTACAAGGAAATCTGCGGCGAGGATTACCCGTCCGAGTAGCAACGGCTCCACGAGAGAAAGGATATCAATGGAGAGCTTTATCGGCGTGGTCGTTGCTATCTTACCGACCCTTGCCTCTGCTGCCGTTCTCGGCGTATCTGGCTTCGCGTACAAGAAGCTCAAGGGCTGGCATGACGAGCATACCGACCTCGTTGCCCATCTGGAGGAGGCAGACAGCCTCAAAGCCCAAGTGAAGGAGCTGAAAGACGCCCAGGAGCCCCAGAACGCCGCCCTGCGTGAACTGCTCGGCAAGGAGCTTGATAAGGAACACGCTCGACTCGTCGCCCAGGGCTACGCGAGCCCTGCCGAAAAGGCTGCATTCGAGCGTCTTTACAAGGCCTACCACGGCCTAGGAGGCAACGGAACCCGCACGGCCCTGTATGAGGACGTGCTGCAAATGAACTCTTATCCGACACCCTAGGGAGGGAAGAACCATGAACGAGAAGATTGAGAACGCCTTTACCTACCACCAGCCCAAGGAGGGCCAGCCAGAGAAGTACGAAGCCCTGCGCTCCAAGGCGAAGGAGCTTGCCTATCTCATCGACGAGCTGTGCCCTGACAGCCGCGAGAAGTCCCTTGCGATGACGAAGCTGGAAGAGGCCTCGATGTGGGCCAACGCTTCCGTCGCCCGAAACTAAGGAGGCCATCATGGCAGACCACAAGAAGAACCCCATTCGCAGCGCATCGGAGAAGTTCGTTGCGTGGTGCGCTGACAAGTCCGATGCGGCTCGTGTCGAGCGCACCGTTGCGGAGGCTGTTGTTATCGGCACTATGGATTTCGTTGCCACCATCAACGGTCTACCGCCTTGGGCTAGCGCCCTCATCACGCTCATCGGTATGCCCGTCGCGACCATCTTCCTGTCGGAGGTTGGCAAGAGGGGGGTCAGCAATGGATAG